ATCGTCAAGAACAATATTCTTGATACTGGATTTAGTGTTGCAAGCATTTAGCAAACTGATTAGTTCCTGATACTCCTCTACTCGGAAGATATTCTTCTTCTCTGCATTGTACAAAGCATTACTTCCTTTGAAAGGAAGTTTCTTGCCTAGCACATTAACAATTACAGTTTCGTCTGGATTAAGAGTCTTGATACTTGTAGATTTGCCAGTACCACTCTTACCCAGGAGCATAACTACATTTGCCATTTTACTAATTGTTTAACTTTGTTTATCATATACCTAAAGAAAATCCTATTTTGTCTAGGTTCAAGAGATGCCATATATCTATATACTTCTTCTAGAGCAGGTTTATCATCAGGTGGAGGCAGTTCTTTGAATGTGCAAGTAGCACCATCAAAATATAATGCTATTAATCCACCCATTTCACCGTCTCTGTTTACACACATCTCCAAGAACCTAATGTGGTCCTTGAACTTAGTGATGTCATATCCCATATATTCTTTGAGACCAAATTTAAAGGGACTGAATAGTCCCATTAATACATTAACATCTCTCTGAACATATTTACTATCGCTAAGTCCAGCACCACTTGGCCTAATTCTGTTGAGCTTGAAACTGTCATTGCTTTCATTTTCTGTAGATTGCTGCTGAATAACTATAGGAGTAAAGTTATATCTGTTTCTTAGATACTTTGCCAGATATTCACTCAACTTATCAATCACCTCTTTCTTACTCAATCCCCTTTCAACATCTATCAAACTGATATGGTCTATTACCACAATTTTATATTCAAAAGGGTCGTTGGCTTCATACCTATCAAAGACTTCATCTTCATTAAAAGATACTGTCTTTTTAAATACTTGACCATTCGCCTCCGCATACTTTTTACATTCATAATATATACCAGTTGGATTGGAAGTAGGGCTAAATACAATACATTTCTCAAAGAAGTCAATATATTGTACATATTCACTAGATTCTAGTTTATCAAGGACCTCTTGAGGTACGGGTGTGTCATTCTTACTACTTCTTAGATTAGACGGAGATATTCTTAACCTATCTAACCTAAACAGTAACCAGCTTTGAAACCTATTTAATATTCTCTCATCTGTCTCTTCTAGATTGAAATAAAATATCTTCAATCTCATAATATCTTGATGCTCAAAAGCAAACATCAGAGCTTCAAAGAGCAGATTAAGAACAAACTGAGTTTTTCCACCCTTGGTATAACTCGTTATACCATAATAAGTTCCTTGTTCTAGACCAATAAAATCATTGGAAAACCTAACAAAAGGAGATGGAATACTATTAATCTTACCATCAATAAGATTCTGTCTCCTCCTCCTTAGATTATCCATTGCTCGTTCTCTAAGAGTCATCGCATTTCAGTTAGCCAGTCAGTATTATCTACTTCAGTGTCATTCTCAAGCCAAGTAGCTAACTCAGACACTTCCTCTCTATAACCATTTCCTTCTTCATCCACTTTATCCTCGAACTTTAAAATAAAATACTTTAAAATCCTCATAAAAGTATAGTTTCCATTGAAATGGTTTATATATCTTTGAGTAGCGTCTATAATCTCATCATCTGTCCACTTTGCTCCATACAGCTTAAAAAACTTCTGTAGTCTGAGGCCAACTTCTCTTTTGTTGCCTCTCCATGCTGCATTTCCCGTTTTAATTCCTTTAGGAAATAAAGCTCTTAGCTTTTCAGCAAGGGCTTCACATCTTTCTTTACTTGGGATATTATCTTCAGATTCTAATAAAACTGCAGATAATTCATCATCCCAATGTGGAGTAGGAAATGGAGTATCATTTCTTTTAGAAAGAAGTTCTCTGTTCTGCATATCTGCAATTAATCCATAGATGTTATCACAGGATTTACAGACAAGCATACAGAGAACTTCCTCCAACTTCAAATTATGGGCAGTACATTTTTTCTCATCAATTACTAGCTTCATACTCTCTAATGTACTTAGTATCAATATTCTCTAAAGCATTCTTTAAATATTCTTCGTCTCTAGTGGCTCTGTAATAAATAATGTATTGCTCCGGAGAATCAGCACGCAAAGTTCTTCCAAACTTCTGAATAAAAGCTCTTTCTTCACCATCTAATTGAACAATTATACCGGCTTCAATATCAGTAAGATTAACTCCTTCTTGTAGCATTCCTACTGCAAATAGACTACTAATCTCCTTATCATTGAATTTCTGTATAATCTCAGCAACATTCTTCTTCTTGGAATGAATAGCATTTACTCCTCCAAGTTCTTCTGCTTGCTCAATGTTGGTACAGAAACAGATATATCTTTTATTATTCAGTTTAGTTAGTAATTCTCTTGCAACAGCAGTCTTCAATGTACCAAGAAATACCTTTCTCTTTGAGCCACATTGAAGCCACTTATTCTTCAGCATATCATTCCTACAGGACATATATCTTCGCTTATAATAATCGAATTGCTCTGTAAGATAATCATACTTCTGTTGTGCTGTACAAATAATTACTAACTTGAGATTTGGATAGACTTTTTTATTTCGTATGAATTTCCATCTGTCTCTATAGTAACAATTAACCGTTACCCTTTTATTTGCTTTACCCCACTCTTCTACAATAGTTTGATTGTAGTTTGTGTTATCTAATACTAGTGGAATTAAGTGAATTTTGGGTTCAGGTAAAATGTTGGACTCAAAGGCATCCTGCAGTCCCATTTTAATAGATTTAATAGGACCACAGGACTCCTCTAACCTCCATAATAGAGAATCTTTTAGAGTGGCAGATAGAAATACCCTATACTTAGCCCACAAAGTATCAAATATTGATAGTCTCAACTCGGAACCTAGATGATGTGCTTCATCAAATATGATTGCATCCCATTCAGTGTTTTCCATTTTCTTTAGAGATGCATAACATATGATTGTAGCAGTACCGAATCCAAAGTTCCATTTAACTAATTCAACATTCCAAGTCTTTATATGAGCTAACTCAGCCACAACAATAAGTACTTTAAGTGGGTCTACTTGAGTTTCAGCAAATTTAGCACATAAATCTATTGCTAGTTTTGATTTGCCTACTCCAGTAGCAGCTTGAATAGCAATATTGCTGTAGTTCTTGAGGGCGAGGTTTATCGCCTTCTCCAAGTCTTCTCTTGTTGTCATTGATATTCTTTTTCTATTCCGTGTATAAGATCGAATGCCTCTTCGCAGGCTTTATCCATGTCGTCACAGTCAAGTCCTGGGGAAAGAAAATCACAAATCACAGCCACATAATAAAGAATTTCTTCAAGCCCATTACGAATATCCGCTAAATCAGCTTTTATTTTTAAGTCTGGTTCTCGAAGACTTGATAGGAGTTCTTTTCTTGCATCATTTGCTCTCTTTACTGATTTTACCAAGGGAAGAAGTGCCGCTCCCAGCATTGCGTCTGCTACACGACCATAAAGTTCTTTATCCATAATACAGACTTTTCTTTTATTAATATTCAAAATACTTTTTACCTCTCCAAAAGAGTTTGTAATACCAGTGTTCTTTTACTCCACACTGATTTTTAAGATACTCTCTTACACAAGGTACTGGACATATCCATTTGAGTTTCTTATCTATCTTAATAGGAGTATTCATTACTGGCAATTTCATATCTTCTTGTAAAGTAAAGGGTCGAGCTAAAAATACTGTGTGAAGATTTTCTGCTTCTTCCCTTGCTTCTTCTTCAGAGTATCCCTCATTAATGTAGTGTGCTATGGCAGCATTAATGGTACCATCTGAAGAAACCCTTCTCCACTCAGCATCCATTGACCTTTTAAAGGTTTCAGCTTTAACCATTTTACACCGTTTAAAGGCATCTGATGTGTAAGTAATATCAAGCCAAATGAATAATTTAGGGTAATATACTAGTGCCCAACTTCTAAGCGTACTTAAATCATAGTAACTGCTTAGCCAAAGTTTATCAATACCAGCCATTACTTATTATAAGCTCTAAATTCATCAGGAGACATAACTTCATACTCTACTTTACCAATAAAGTCTTTAAGAGTATATGCATTACAATAGGACATTGCAGAGCGAAGAGCTGCAGTTACTTTATAAGCAAAAGAATCAAGAGTTTCAGTCACTGGTACCCATAATGCTGTTCCTTCAGGATTAGCCTTTACTTTACCAAATCTATCCTCTTGACCTTGTACACTAGACTGACCATAATAAAGACGTTGCTTTTCAAAAATTGATTTATAATTTTCTACTCTAGCTAAAACATCTCTTTGTTCTGAAGAGTTTCCCTCATCACATTGAGCAAATACTTTACCCATCATAACATAGTCAGCACCAAGCGCTAGTGCCTTAACTGCTCTACTAATAGTAGATATACCACCATCTGCAACTATTTTAGTCCTAAAGCCTCCAGTATTATATTTGTTATCTCTAGTAGAGTCCCAGTCCAGTACACTCTTGATATCTTTTATTTCTTCAAGAATATAAGGGATGCTGGCATGGATACCAGTTTGAACAGATGTAGTACAACCTGAACCTCCACCAATGCCAATTCTCACATAATCTACTTCTGCCTTACAGCATTCGATATATGCATTAGGATGGGCAATGTTCCCTATCATTACAATAAGGTCCTTACCATATCTTTTCTTGGCATCTTTAACGCAGTCATATAGTTCTTTCATATGGCCATTTGCTACATCAATGAGAATGTGGTATTTTCCCCTAGGAGCATTATAAGAGTTAAAGTAATGCTTGAACTCATCTAAAGTAACAGCATACCAATTGTCCTCCATAAAACTCTCTATGTTTCTCTCATCATCATGCCTTACTGGATAAATGGGAATAAATTTACTATCCTTAAATGTTTTCCAATTATTAGGTCCTAAAATACAAGTCATTGGAGCAACAAAAACAGGTAATTTATCTCCATAGAAAGGATTAACATCTCCCCTATGCTTAATTTCTGAAACAGGAGCAGGGAGCAATCCTATCTCATCTAAACTATACATCGTTTTTGTAAATGCAGTCATTGTAAATTCTTTCAGTTAATAGATAATCTACATTGGCAAACTTTCTCCATTCCCAAAAGTCTTTGGAGTCAATTTCGCCAGTAATATCATATAATGAATCTCCTATTCTTGTAGCAAAATGATTGTTAACAGGATGATACATTATGGTAGGATGTTGCTGTTTAAATCTTCTAAATCTTCTACTTAGAATAACAGCAAACCAGTAGCAACAGCCCTCAGTAAATACTTTAATAGTATCTGGATTTTGGAACTGCTTTATGAAATCAAGAATTTCCTTTTTCATATTCTTCAATGAGATTGTGTAGATACTTTGCCTCCTCATCTAAATAGTAGGAAATTCCATTTTCATCTACTTCTTCTAATTTGTTAAGTAAATTCTTCGCTGCAAGAATGATTGATTTGATACTCATAATGTTTTAATTTAATAATTGGTAGTGGAGGTGAGATTTGCACTCACTGTTTCGACTTTATAAGAGTCGTGCTCATACTCAATTAGCATCTCCACTATAAACCATCCTATTATCTAAATCCTACACAAAAATAATAGGATGGCAATTACCATGGATTCAAAAAAAAATGTATCGCTATAAAAAATTATGATTAGCATGATCAATTATGAAAAAATTATCCATATTTCACAACATGGTTGTAGGATTTAAGTGGGCTACCTCAGACTCGAACTGAGACGCTCTTAGAGCAATAGTTCCTAAGACTATCGTGACTGCCTTTCCACCAGTAGCCCAAAGTACCAGAGGTGAGAATCGAACTCACACGGACATTTCTGTCCAGCAGATTTTAAGTCTGCCGTGTCTACCTTTCCACCACTCTGGCACTGATTTTATTCGGACAATAATTTATCTACATATGCATTATTATGAATAATTTGACATTCACAGTCTGCTGTAATATTATCTGTTGCTACTTTAGCAGCTTCAAGAATTTCAGTCATCCTTGCAAATGATTTCATATAATGCTTATGATATTTATTTTCGGCTCTTACAGTGGCTAATTTAATACCTGTCTCAATATTAAATTTGTCTTCTTTAGCACATTTAGCTACTCCATCACTAGTATATGCTTCAAGTGAAGCAACCATTCCATTGCTAAATCTACAAGCCAGCACTGTATGAATCGTACAAACGACCTTATTATCCCCAATAGTATATGTAGGATTAGAGGTCTTAATAAAATACTTTTCTACTAATTTAATCATCTTGTTCATTATTTTCAAACTCATCGTCTCCTACATAACCAATGCGAACTTCTCCGCCATTAATTATCATTATAATACCAGCAACTATGCCTATTATTGCTATTACTCCTATAAAGGCAATTAGCACAAGAGCAATTGAGAGAATTTGTAATATTAGTTCCATAATTCATTTAATTTGTACCACTTTCTTTCTAATTTGAACAATTACCTTGTCATCGGGCTGAAACCCGTTAAAGTCGTAGAGAAATACTGTAACTCCGTTAGGGCCATTCAGCGGGGTTCTTCCTACTGTCTTCTCTGTCGTCACTCCTTGCCCAGCCATCCACTCTGCTCCCCATTTTGCAAAGTGGCGGGCGATTTTTGGAAGGTCTTTTAGCCCAATGTAGTCGCAGTTTTTTGTAACGATACTATCTCCATCTCCAATTTCTCCCCAACCATCAAAATATCGTTGAATTTCCTCCTCCAGCCCATCCACGGGTTGCTCCGGGAGGGAGTCAATGAAAGCGAGCATTTCGCCACACATCTTCGCTTTGCCTTCATAAAAAATAGATAAGTCCGTATCGTCGACCTTAAATTCATCCTGCCTTACAAGATACATTTCTTTCAGCCGCTCAATCTCGGCGCGTATTTTAATCAGTAATTCATTCATATGGGTTGTTTTCTTCAGTTACTTTAATCGCAAGTCCTTTCTCAATGAGTCCGCGATAGTCAAAGTGGTGAGCATTGAGCCAATCCTTCTGTTCAAGACTCAATATGCAGGTTGACTTCTTGTCGCCCAACCAAAGTACGGTGTCCGATATTAGGATAAACTCATTTATCTCCTCCTCAGTCATACTTGACATTGGACGGAGATATGGTTTCACCTCATCAACAACAAGTGGGGTTAAACATCCCTGTTGATATAGCAGATATTGACCTTTTAACTCTGGGTACCTTTTTCCAACATAGGACTCAATTCTTACAAGAACTCCTACGATACCGTCATCAAACTCTTTATCTAAATCGGCAAGAACTTGAATTCCATAAGGCAATCTTGCACAAAGATCCTTAAGCAATAGTTCTTTATCTTCTTGTGTCATTCTTCAACAAAATCTTCAAATTCATAAGGATTATCATCAAGAGAACGCTGTCTGAACGTTCTGCAAAGCATTTCCCTGTCCATTCCATCATAGAACGAATAGGTTCTGAACTCTTCCATCAGACTTTCATATGATACTCCGCACAGACAGTCATTTGGGTGGCACACTGAATTATAGTCGTTGTATTCCTTATACAATACCCAGTTGTAGACATCGTATTCCGGAACCGATAACCAATATGCGAAAGGTTCGTCACCATAATACATGTCCGTCGCAGTTATGTATTGGGGATATAACGTAGTTCCTTTGGGTATCATAGCGAGTTTATTTTGTCAATTACTTGTCCTAGAGCGGTATTGAAACCGTTGTCAAACTTGTCTTCGTTATGCTTATAAACCTTTGCCTCTAACCACTCCAAGAGAAAGTCCTTGCGGATGTACTCGACATCGCTTTCAAGTTTTTTCTCCGTGTCCCACGTGGCAAAATCAAAGTCCCCGCTGAATCCTGGGTCAAGGTATATCTTATCTGGTGCTTTCATAACTTATTTAGTTCATCAAATAATTCTTTTAACAGTTGATACTCGTGTAGCTGTTTGTCAGAATGTACTTTACAAGTTTCATAGTCAGCTACAACATTTTTGAGAATTTTCATCTGCTCCTTGCTAGGCTTCCAAGCAGGACGGATGGATTTGAGAAATTGAATATCTTTATCAACCATTTCATAATATGATTTGATTGACGCACTGTTTTTGTCAAGTTCAAGATGCCGAATGACACGGGATAATCCTCTCTCATCCTCCTCGCTCCACTCATTTGAACAGAGTTTTGCTACATCCTCATTCTTCTTTTTAAGATTCAGAGGAAGGGATTTGAGCCAAGTTTTTACAAGTTCTGTATAACTATATCCTAATGGAAGATGCTTTATTGATTCATCAAGAACTTCAAGTGCCTCTTTTAACTGAATCTCATCTTCCTTGCTCCACTCTTGCTTCGGCTGGAGATTGAATCTTTCTGGTAAAAATTCGAGCCAGTCAAGCTCTTCTTTATAGCATTCTCCATTATGGGTGGAATAACTTTTAGCGATTTCGACAGAATCCTTTACTCTTTCGAGCATATACTTATCTCTTTCGCTCCACTCTGCGTGGCTATATTTATCTGCCCACTCCGCAAAGTGTTTTGCAATACGAGAAAGTTTCGCAAAAGATACCTCGGGATACTGCTTGGAGACGCGCTCAACTTCTTCGCCGAAATTCTCGCGCCACTCTGCGGGCTTCTGCTTACCAGAATCTATGGAGAGTTTAGACAAATCATCACACAAATGATAAATGTCATATTCACGATTTGGCAACTTTATTTCATAAGCATCACAGAGAGCTTTGAATCTTTTTACATATTCTTCTTTGGATACATTCTCTGCGGGCTTCTGCTCTTTCTGCTTTTCCGAAGAGAAATCAATCCACTTTGAGACAGGATGGTTAAGGTGATGCGGTTTATCCTCGTCATCACAATTAGAAATCTCCCAGCCTTCACCAACATAGTATCTACCGATAAAGTAGTTTCCTGCTTCATCCTTGCATAGAACCTCTCTTGGATTGTCAGGAAGAGAATCAGCCACTTTATGCCACGAGTTTCCGCATTTTGCATCTGACGTGCAATCTAACGGAATAGAATCGGCTGATTTGGAATTCTCTTTCTGCTTTTTGAGCCAAGCAAGCATATCCCAACAGTCTGTGGAATACTCGAATTCATCAACGTGCAATTTGATAAAATCTACAATGCTCTTCCTTATCCTCTCATCTTTGCTCTCGGCGAGTTCTGGGAAAGTGATTTTAATCCAACCGCGAACCCCGTCAGGTGTATTATCAGCATCTAATGCTTCATGTAATTTCTCTTTGTAGTCCATTTTTGTAATATTAATCTGTTAAAAAAAATAGGGGGCAAGATGCCCCCCTTAATAAAGATATAAGCCAACAACCCCTATTACCAACTAACTAACACTAACCCATATGCAAAAGACATCAGAAACAATGACAATTTGTTGTTGGCTTATATCTCATTATAGAACAGAAAGAATTGCTTCAATAATAGATTTAATCTTTGCTCTATCCAGATAGATTCCTTCTGCAGGAGCGCCTCTTTTGACATTCTTAGTCATAGGATTGAGTTTTGCCTTATCTCCTAAAATAAAGACGGCCTTTTCAGGATTATCCATTAAATTAGGACGAATGTGTTTGTAGTACCTAAATTTAATAGAATCTTCACTTCTGCGTAACTCTTGGGCAAGATAAGTGAAGCAATAACTAATATTCTCAGAATGCTCAGAGATGTGTCGGATAATCTTATTATCCTCTCTCTTTGTAAAGCGTTTTCTTGTAGCCATTAGTCATCAATGATTTGATAGGTGAAACTTTTGCCTCCAAAGTGCTGGCAAGTGCGGGAGAGATGAAGAGTGAGGCGCTGCTCTTCATTCATTTTCTTCCACTCTTTTGGATTCTTAAACCACTCTGGGCAAGCAGAAGACACCATATAATCATAGGCATCTTTGCACATTGTGATTTTGCGAGTAGCAGTGGAAGGAAAAGTAGGGATAAATTTGTATTTTCCCTTCTTGAGTACTTTGTCCCCCTCATTGTGCTTGAATTTCTGATTAGGGAACAAATCTTTCTTAGTCAAGGCGTATTTACGCACTTCAGGCTCTCCACGCAGGAGAGTACCTCCCTCCATATAAATGGTCAGGAGGATTTTGGGTTCAGTATTCATTGCTGAAAAAAAAAGAGAACCCCCAACAGATATCACTCTGTTGGGGATTAGGTAAAACTACAATCATATACTATTTGCTCCACCCCCTAGTGTGGTCTCCTTGCCTCAATGCGCATAAGGTCAATTCCTCAATAATTTCACCATCACGGGTTTTATAAGCTTCACCTAATAGTTTTCTGAGAGATTCACTCCAAACCACTTACCGATATATAGGTGTAACATTGATTATAGAGAAAGGGTAACTCTGATTGTAGTTTAAAGTGTGTTATAATACTTGTTGTAATACTCTGAGAACTCCATATGCTCCCTATCTAATGCCTTCTGCATATAGTGAACATATAGTCTGTAGTTCTTTGTGGCAATTCCCAATCTAATCAGGAATTTGTCAATGATGTTTAGTTTAATCATCATTTTTGTCAATCACGCAATCCTTCTTAAAGAGAACCCACACAATTTTCTTGAGAGCAGGAATATAAACTTTCACCACATCTTTAGGGCGCCTATTTCCAAGTATAAAGATATTCTTTTCTGTAGGCTCTTCAAGAATAATTCCTTTGCGATCTCTGGGTAGAAGTTCAGTAGGAGTGATAATATCAGCAGATACTGAGTCTATCCAATCTTTGCATTCTGTCTTCTCATTTACTTCTCTGTTGTAGCTGAAATCTCTGATTTCATACCACTTAGATACATAACTGTTAATGTGTGACTTTCTGTAGAACTCTTCTTTATCTCCCACAAAAACTACTTCTGCATTTTTAAGTTCTTCTGTCCATTTCCTGTGGATTGCCCCCCAATACTCATGAGTTTCAGGAGTATCACACCATGCAAATGCGCCCATTAACCAGTCGGTAGGTCTTTCACTACGAGTGTCTGGTAATTGAGGGTTTTGTTCGTCGACATTTTTGAAGTAACGGATAAGAGTATCCTTACCATAATTTTCTTCCAGCCAATTGAAGAAGTCTCCCCAAGTTAGCTGAATTTTTACTTTTCCAACCATGATTGTTTATTAATTAATAGTTATTCGTTGCAATTCCACTCTCTTAATGCTTCATCTGGAGTAAATCCATGGTCCATTAAGTATTTAACCTCTTCTTCTAAGCCGTACCTTGCTGCTTCAGCAAGTGCTTCTTCGTATGTATAATATGACATATTGATTGTTGTTTTGAGATAGAAGTTATTTGATGTGAGGGAAAATACAGTTATATTTTATTTATGAGAGTGGTATCACCCTCTTGATACAAGAGCCTAAAAAAACAAGAGTGGTCATAAGACCACTCTTATACACTTGAGTATCAAGTAATTAGATATCCCAAATTAGAATAATTCTAAACTACTTAATCTCAATACGCTCGATGTCAGCATCCCCCTCACGGCTCAGCGTGATAACAGTTGCCTTCGTCAGGTCAACACTCTCACCAACCTCAGTAGGCTTCGAGGTGTTAGACACGGGCATAAACTTCATGCCGCCAGACTTGAGCATAAAGCACACACTGTGGCCAAAATCAGAAGCCACAACAGTAGCAGAGGCAACAGCCTCAATGTCAGAAGCGGAAAAACCGGAACGACCAGACTCTTCCCACTTACCACGGTAGAGTCGAAGGGAATCAAGAATACCCATAATAGATGTTAGATTTAAGATGTTAGATAAAAAAGTAATAGAACGGTTAAACTTGAGAACAAGATAACCAGAAGGAGGGACAAGTAAGTACCAAGAAACAAGACCACAAGACAACAACAGACAACAGCCAGACACAAGACACAAGACCTCCAGACAACAGTCACCCACTTAGACACAACAGACAAGGCCAGCCTCTTTGACACAACATACAAAAAAATAAGACAACAGACAAGTAACTACACACTACACACAAGATACAACAGCCTCTAGGAGAGGGAAGGTAAAAAATAAAAGGAGGGATAAACCCCTCCTTATAATCCTAAGACTATTCTCCCAAATACAGGAGTTTGTCAGTCTCTTGATCACCCCTTTGCAGGTGAACAATCACACACTTCTCCTTGTTGAGCACACTGTCAACAGGGAGATCAGCACACTCTCTGGAGAGAGAATAGAAGCAGTATCCATTAGGAGTGGATACACGAGCAGACTTGCCATACTGAGCAGGCACAACTTTGATTTCCTCAATTTCATTGAGTTCACTCTCGCTGAAGTTCTCACGAGAGACCTCTTCCCAACTCTTGTTGTAGAGGGTCTTAGAATCTAAAAGTCCCATAATTGTTTGTTGTTTAAATGTTTGTTGTTTGTTAATTGTTGTAATGATGTAACTTAGAGCACAATAACTTTAGGAGTAACCACAACTTTACTTTCCTTGGGTTTCACAAAGCACACACACGGTGTGCCCCCAAACCTCTTAATCTTATAATATCTTTCATAAGAGGTTTTGTTGGTCTCATACCAAGTGCCATCAATCAGCACAAGGTAATCAGTCTTGAACTTACCAGTCTTGGACTCATAAGTCTCCTTATCAAACTTGATAGAGGAGTACTTAACCATGACAGTGTCTTTCTCAGAAACTTTGGTATTCTGAGCACCTGCAATAACACTTGCTACAAGCATCATTGCCCCAATGAACATTTTCTTCATATTATTGAAGGGGTTTGTAATTACTGGTTAATAGGTTTAACTTCAACAACTTTCTCCTCTTTGAGAACAGAGTAAACATCACACTCCAATACTATTTCTTTGGTAAGATATTTAGTAGGAATTCTGTAGTACTTATTAGAGCCATGAATAGACAGATTTCTGTTGGAGAGATCATGGATTGGAATCCTCAATTTAGCCCTACTCCCTTCATACTCAAACTCACAGTTATGCTTAAACAGGAAGGACATGACTCTACCCACTCTCTCATTCTCATCCAGCATAGCTGTTCTGTCTACACATAGAGTCTTAAAGTCTTTACCAGACAGATCTATATGCCAATATCCATCTTCCTCATAGGCTGTAGTACACTTAACTGCCATACTTGCAGTGTGGTCATAAATATCTTTATAAACCACTTCTTTCTTGTGGAGTACCATCTCATCGAGAGCATCAAGAACTTGCTTGAGACACAGGCTCTCCACACCTTCTGTTCTCTCATAAGAGAAGGTGAGGGAGTAGGGATACTTAGCATGAGCAGTGATGAGCCTTAGAACATCAATAGGCTCATAGATAGCATTACCATAAATGGTAACATTGTCAATAGCATTGACAGCAGTGGTGGTAAGAGTAAAGTAAGCCATAATAGTAAATGTTTATGATTAAACTAAAATTCGAGGTCAACCAGAACTTCAAGGTCTTCATCAGTACCATAAAGAAGTTCGTCTTCAACACTTTGCTGAACAGCAAGTTCTTCCTGCATCTGGAATGCAATATTGATAAATAAGTAGTCCATAATATAGAATTGTTAATGCTTGTATTATTATTTGAAAAGTTCCTCAATTTCGTCGTTAAGAACATCAATCTTAGCTCTACGCATAATCTCCATCAAAGCAGTCTTGTCTTTGACAGCATTGACCCACAGAGTCTCACGGATATATTTGTAGGGCACATTGTCAGAGTAATTTCTTTCTCTAATAACAATGTAGCGATTCTTAGAATCCCTACCAATAGTAGTGTTGGTATCTGAGTATTTGATGGAAATCTTATGTGCCACTCTCTCAGTGACATGGAAGGCAATAGTGACTTTGAAGCCACAATCATACAGTTTGAGATTGGCAAACTCAGGAATAGCAATGCCCATAGTGTAGTTAACTTTACTTTTCATAATGGATGTGAAATTTGTTGTTAATAAAGATGTGAATGTCAGACTTGTTGATGTAGAGTTTAATACCAAATACATAAGTATAAGGCCTATTGGAGACAGACACTCTTTTTCTCTTAGGTGTCTCATTGAGTTTCATCTCTTCTAAAGAGACTCTCACAGCATTAATACTTGACATTGTATCTAGATTTAATTAGTTGATATGCAGTTGCATAGTTATCATATGCATCTCCTTCCCATAGAGTGTCAGGTAAGAAATCTTCATATCTCTCTTCCACATAATCAACAGTCTCATCAAGTAAGGCCTCAGTAGCACGAACATACATGTCATACTCAAACATCATTTGAGCACTAGTTTGTTCAACAGTCCAAAGCTGGTCTGATTTGTGTTGAGCTGACCAGTAGAGCCCAAGGCATACAATACATAGTATTGTAATAACCCAATTCTTAATGCTTGCCATATGCTTTTGTAAACAGTAAATTCATAGCTAATTCATCATTCAGACTCATAGTATTACCACGAACTGGATTAGTTAATCTCCCATCAGGAGCAAATCTTGATATTTCTCCATTACTGGAAATCAGAACAGCATCATCATGGTTATATTCACCCTTACCAATGTGCCATTGTAACCATCTAATCTGTTCTTCAGTTACTACAATCTCTGACAAGCCATCGACAGCAACTTCATCAGGATCTTTAAATCTGAGTACCACAGTATCCTTATGAGGAGTAGTGGCAAGGATTTCATAAATACTTTTCATAACTTAATCAGTATAAGGTTCACACTTAGTATACTTGAAGCCTCCATCAATGGGTTCAATTTCACAGTAGCCCTGGAAATATTCACCCAGACTTTTTGGAGCGAATACCCCAAGAAGAGGTACATTGTAACCATAGAGAACCCCCATAACATGGAGAATGTTGGAAGGATCAGTGTCATCAGTATAAACTTCAAACACTCTGAAGGTATCACCGTAAGGATGATACTGACCATTGTGGACACACTCTACCTGGTAGATGTGTCCGTCTGATTGATACTCTTTCATATCTTTGTTGGATTTGAATGTCAGTCAAATCATTGGATTCGCAACTCAAGTGACGGGGGGCATAGCCCCAATCTGGCGAAGCCAGGGGGAGGGATTATGTAAAATATCTCCCTCTCCCCTATCCAAAACAAAATCAAAAAAAATTTCAAAAAAAATTAAAAAAAATTTAAAAAAAATCC